CTAACTGATGAGAGAGGTTTAAAAATTGCAGCTAAAGGAGCAAAAATGATTGTTCCTTCTGCGCTACAATTTACTGCAGAGAGACTTATGAAGTCTACACAAAGAGTAGGAACAGCTGATAATGACATCAATGCACACAAAAACATGGGAATGATTCCACAGGGTTATACTGTGAATCATTACTTAACTGATACTGATGCTTGGTTCATTAAAACAGATGTACCAAATGGACTAAAACATTTTGTTAGAGCACCAATCAAAACTGCTATGGAAGGCGATTTTGACTCTGGTAACGTTAGATACAAAGCTCGAGAAAGATACAGCTTCGGCTGGTCTGACTGGAGAGGTATCTTCGGATCACCAGGTGCGTAATAAATAATTAATGTGGCGGCCTTAAAACCGCCACATTTTATAAATAGAAAGGTAAAATGGCAAAATTCACAGTTAAAATATGGGCTTATGATCACTACGCTTCTTTTAATGTAGAAGCTGAGGATACTGCTGAGTCTATTGAAAATTCTATCCTTGACAAAATTGGAGAAAAGAGTATAAAGTGGGAATCAACAGGAATGTTTAGAGACACTCCTAACCGAATAACCTATGAGGAGGTTATAGATGATACAAGACCTATACAAACAGAAAAGGTCCTTGGAGTTGAGGTGGCAGTTAGAGTATGAGCAAAGTGGCAAATATACTCTTGATATGGTCAGAATTGATAATGCTATTAAAGACACTATCAATGAGATTAAAGCCGAAGAATCTAAAATTGCAGATCGAGAAAATGCAATTAATAGTGCTGCCCCCGAAGTTTCTGTGGCTACTTAAATAACGCCACATCGCTGAAATCGTATATTTCTGTAAGGATCTCTTGCACTCTACTAAAAATTCATATATATTTTATTCACTATACATTTTTAAAAAACCTTAAATGTAGACGCGTATAGTCGACATGCCCCTAGGGACTACATTTAAATATTCTAGGAGGAATATTATGGCTAAATCAACTTTTTCAGGTCCAGTAAGATCTGAAGATACTTTTAAAACAGTCAGTAAAGCGGCATCTACTGGAACGATTACTGAAGTCATCACTTTAGGTGATGGACCTGTTACATTGGGAGATGAAGATAAAACTCTCACTAACGCTACACATAGTGGAAGACTACTTGTAGTTCCAGCGATCACAGCAAATAGAACAATTACATTACCATCACCTGTTGCTGGTTCACACTTTAAATTTATTTATGGTGGAGCTGCAGAAGAAACAGAAAATCTTATCTTTGATACAGGTGCTGATGCTAATTATTTCATTGGCGGTGTTGTTCATGCAGATTCAAATGCTGATAACGTAACTGTTTATTCTGATGGAAACTCTAACTCAAAACTAACTCTTACAGACTTTGGTGCTATGGAAATTAACATTATGGCTAAAGATAGTACTAATTGGTTAATTTGGGGCTTCACAGAAGGTGCAGATGCACCTGCATTTGCAGATCAATAATATATAATTTTTGTGAACTCCTTCGGGAGTTCACAAATTAAGGAGAAAATTTATGAATTCAGATGTAAAAGCATCGGTACAATTAACATCAGATGGAAGAATACAAGGATACGTTGGAGGTTCGGGAACAAATTTAGAACAAATTCGTATTAAAAGTATTCAAGCCCAATCGAGTGCAGCGGACGCTGAAATTAAAATTTACGACGCGACTTCTGCATCAGGAGATATTTTAATTCATTTAAAATGGGGAACAGCTGCAAATGAAGGAATTGAATATTTCTTTCCAGGCAATGGGGTTAAATTTAATACTTGTGCTTATGTAGATGTAACTAATTGTGATTCTGTTATAGCATATTATTGTTAGGAGTAGCGCATGGCGAATACTACTTCGGGTACAGTCACTTTTGACAAAACATTTGCTGTTGATGAAATAATCGCAGAAGCTTATGAGAGAATTGGTTCTCAAGTAACTTCAGGATATCAATTAAAAACAGCAAGACGATCTCTTAACATTCTTTTTCAAGAATGGGGCAATAGAGGTTTGCACTATTGGGAAGTAGCAGAAACAAATATTGATTTAATCGAAGGACAAGCTGAGTATACTTTTTATAGAGCAAGTTCAGATGGAACAAGTTCTACAACAGTTGCTCCGGCAAGTGTTTACGGTGTAGCTGATATTTTAGAAGCAACTTATAGAACAGATAGAACTTCAACTGATCAATCTGATTCTGCAATGACAAAAATAGATAGAGCAACTTATTCTGCTTTAGGAAATAAATTATCTAAAGGAACTCCTTCACAATATTGGGTCCAAAGATTTATAGATAAAACTACTGTTACAGTTTATCCAACTCCCAACTCTACAGCAGCTTCAAAAGATATGCATATTTACTATGTTAAAAGAATTCAAGATTTAGATGCAACATATACTGATGCATCTGATATACCTTATAGATTTGTACCATGTATGTGTTCAGGTCTAGCTTTTTATTTATCTCAAAAATTTGCACCGCAAAGAACACAAGAATTAAAATTATTTTATGAAGATGAGTTAGCAAGAGCATTATCAGAAGATGGCTCTTCTACTAGTGTTCATATAACACCTAAAACTTTTTACCCGAATATATAACTATGGCATTTGCAAAAGGAAAATACGCTAAAGCAATCTCAGATAGAAGTGGAATGGAGTTTCCATATAAAGAAATGGTTAAAGAATGGAATGGTTCTTTTGTTCATATATCTGAATATGAAGCTAAACAACCGCAATTAGAAATTAGAACTAGAGGTGGCGATGCTCAAGGTTTAAGAGATGCAAGACCTGCTAGAACTGAAAATGAAGTAGCTAGAATGTTAGAACCAAATCCTTTTGAAACAATTGCAGCTAGTTCAGGAATTATAAATGTTTATGAAAAATCTCATGGTAGATCTACAAGTGATACTGTTAGATTTAGAGGTCCTACTTGGACAAGTTCAGATGCTGATGCTTATCAAAACCCAACTGATTTTGATGGGATATCAGGATCTAATGTGGCAAAAACTGCTGGCTACTCGATCACAGTCGGGAAGCGAGATTCAGCTGGAGATATTACAAATACAGATGACTACTACCACTTTACTGTTGATACAAACACTGCTACAAGTGGAGGAATATCAGGAGGAGGCAACAGTTGTTCGGCTGGTCCGGCAACTTTGACAGCTTAGTATGGCAGGATTTACTTATTCAACACTCACAACAGCAATACAAAATTATACTGAAGTTGGAACTTCTGTATTATCTAGTACTATTACAGATCAATTTATAGATAATTCAGAACTTAGAATTCAAAGAGATGTTCCAATTGATGCAGATAGAAAAGAAGTTATAGGCAATTTAGTTGCTTCAAAAGACAATGTAAATGCACCTGCAGGTACTTTATTTGTCAGAGGTATACAGGTTTATACTTCAACTACAGCAGCGACAGGTGCTAATAGCTGGTTAGAGAAAAGAGATATTAGCTTTTTAAGGGAATATGATGCAGCAGAAACTACTACTGGAACTCCAAAATATTATGCAATGTCTGGAGGAGCTACTGGAAGTGGTGCAGCTTCATCAGGGAAAGTTACAATAGTACCAACTCCTAGTTCAGCATTTATGTATAAGATGCATTATAATGCTAGACCTCTAGGATTGAGTTCAGCAAATACTACAACTTATATAAGTTTAAATTTTGGAAATGGACTTTTATATGCATGCCTTGTGGAAGCATTTAGCTATTTAAAAGGTCCAATGGATATGTTACAATTATACGAACAAAAATATCAAACTGAAGTACAAAAGTTTGGTGGAGAACAATTAGGTAGAAGAAGAAGAGATGACTATACGGATGGAGAACCTCGTATACCAGTTCCTCAACAGACACCGTAAGGATTAAAATATGGCAACATTAACAACTAAAATAATAGAAGAAATTACACTTAACAACAATAGTTATAATAGCGAAAGATCATTAGATATTTCAAGTGTTAATGAAATTGTTAAAAGAATAGTTACAATATCAACTACTGAAACAGGGTTGTTAGGTTTTGCTACAACTTCTGCAACAGATTTATCAAAAAGTTATCTAGCAGGTCAATTCGATGAAGACGATGTTAGATACATTAGAATTACAAATTTAGATTCAACTAACCACATTACATTAACATTTAGAGATGAAGACAGCACAGAATTTTGTATGAAGGTAGACGCTGGCCACTCGTTTATATATCCTGGTGATAATAGTGGTGGAGTTAAAGATACTATGCATGCAGCGGGCTCTGCAATTACAGTATCATTAAACGATTTAGTAG